AGCGAAGGTCAACAGTCTAATGAAATTAACACAAGTGCTCAATCAACAATAGCACGTAGAATGCAAAAAATGGCTAAACGAGAATATGATGCTATTAACTTTACTATGGAAATTAAAGGCGATCCGCATTGGATGGGTAATATGCAAGCAATAGTAAAAGGAAAATTAGAAACACCAGATTATGCTAAACAGGATGCACTAATAACATTTATACAGTTTAATCCAAATGCAGACAGATTACTAACAGAACAAATTAAAGGTGAAGTAGATCCGATAAGTACAGGAGTATACAAACTGACTACTGTAGAAAGTAGATTCCAGGGCGGTAGATTTACACAAACACTAAACGGATACAAAGATGTTAATTCAAATACGTCTTTGTTGATAAATCAAATACTAGAACTATCAGGAGACTAATATGGCAGGATTAATAAAACATGACGGTGTGCATGTTTCAAAGAAAGCAAAACAAAGCAGTGAATTAGGAATTAATAATCTTAGTGGAGTATACGTTGGCGAGGTTGTTGATAACACTGATAGTTTATATACAGGTAGGATAAAGATACGTATATCCGAATTTGGTTCAAAGAATTCAGAAAGAGTTTGTTTGTTGTCAACGCCATTTGGTGGACATACAAAAATTACAGACAGTGGTGATGACGAAACTAAAGAAGCACAGGCACCTATAAGTTATGGAATGTGGCCACAACCTCCTGAAATAGGAACAAACGTAGTTGTTGCATATACTGGTAGTATAGAGCAAGGCATTGTAATAGGATCATTAATTGCAAAAGATAGAAATGCAATGATGGGAGGCAGAGCAAGTGGACAAGTATATGCAGATGGCGAGACTAGTCTAGGACCAGTTGGTTCTGAGAAAAATCCAAAAGATACAAATGATGCAGACTCAAAACCACTAGATGAATACTTTCAGTCAGTATTAAATCAACAAGGACTAAGTGTTGATTATGTAAGAGGACATAGTCAAAGTAATGCAAGAAGAGAATCACCAAGTAAAGTATTTGGTATTACAACACGCCAAGGACATGTACTTACATTGGATGACGGCGATGATAAAAACGCTAGTAACAATATTAGATTAAGAACTAAAAGTGGTGCCCAAATTTTAATGGATGATAGTAATGGTTTTGTTTTTATTACAAACCAGTCAGGTGATGCTTGGGTTGAAATGGATTTTGCAGGTCATATAGATGTTTATAGTAAAGCAGGTATCAGTATGCACACTGAAGGTGATTACAATGTACATGCCAAAGGTAGTATTAATATGGAAGCTGAAATCGGAGTTAATATAAAAAGTGCCGGAGGTGATGGAATAAAATTAGAAACAAGCATAGCCGGTGTAGATGTATATAGTGCATTAGATATTAAAATACAAGCGGATACTAACTATCATTTATTAGTGGCAGGCAATCAGATTGTACAAGGTACAAAAATAGATATGAACGGCCCTACTCCAGATTCAGCAACAAAGATTAATATACAAAATCAAACTGCAAACCAAAGTGTATTAAAAAGTACTGCAAGTCGTGTACCCGAACATCACCCATGGAAGGGTGTTAGTGCAGTAGAAGAAACGTTTACTGCTGGCAAAGGAAATACAGCATAATGCCAAGTTTCAATTTACAATCAACAATTGATAATAAAAATCTAATAGATTATAGTTTATTTTCTATAATTGATGATACTGCAACCAGTACATTAGTAAACTTATCTGAACTTGAAGCAAGCACTAAGTTAATAAATTTTAAACTTAGAACTATTGGATGGACGGGATATGCAAAAAATTCAGTAATTGGATACAAGGGAACTATTGGAATTGATGGTGAAGGCTTAACAGAAAATGATGCATATATAATTTGGATAGAAGAATTTAAAGACAAAGAAAAAAGATTTAAAAAATTATTTCCACTATCAGCAATGACACAGTCACAATATGATGCTATGTTAAGTTTATATGCAGATACAGGCAAATTTGACCAAGTAGGAACTTCTGTTAGGAAATTTAGATTACTAGAGTTTATTAATGATAAAAAATGGAACTACATAGCTACTGCACTTACGCTAAGTGGAAGTGATAGACTAAGTAGACAAACAGACGCAAAGATAATGATGCTAGGAGATTATGGAACAAATAAAGACAGAACTCTGATAGCAGAGCAAGGTATACAATCTCTTGTAAAAGAATATAGTTCAAATCAATTAAACGCTACACAAAAAAAGCAAGCAGAATATGTTTACTATGCAGAAACAAACAGGTTTCTACCAAATATGATTGAGAGCAGGAAAAGAATTCTTGCAAATCTACTCAGTTAACTCACTACATAAATATTTAAATACTAATATAATACAAGGAATTTTTATCTTGAATAAAAGCGTTTTACTACTTAATGCTGATGGGCAACCATTATCACAAATGCCACTTAGCACAGTTAGTTGGCAAGATGCAATCAAGGCCATGTGGTCACAAAAAGTACATGTAATTAAAAATTATGATGATGAGTTTCTCCGGTCACCGAGAGTAACTATTCCATACCCAAGCATTATTATGCTTAACACTTATCACAAACAACCCTCCAAAGCAAAATTCACTCGTAGAAATTTATATGTCAGAGACAAATACTGTTGCCAATACTGTGGCGATAGGTTTGCTTATGCTGACTTAACAATTGATCATGTTATTCCAAAGTCGAAAGGTGGAAGACTAACATGGGAAAATAGTGTTACTGCATGTGGTCCATGCAATGTAAAGAAAGGTGATAGCTTATATCCTTTACCTATGCAACGACCAACACACCCTTCGTGGTACCAAATAAACTATGCTTACCAGCATCATACACTCACAATACCCGATGCAGCTTGGCAAAAGTACATACATTGGCAAGAAGATAAGCTAATTATAGAACCATTATCTACCTAGTTAATCTTTTGCATAAATAGTTGTATGAGCAATATATTTGGATACACAACTATTAATCAACCCTATACAAGTAACCGTCTGAGTGGCTTAGAATTAGCCAAACAAGACCTACTGAATCATTTTAAAATCCGTAAGGGTGAGAAATGGTCTGACCCAGAATTTGGTTGCGACTTAGAATTATATGTGTTTGAACCGCTAGATGATGAAACACAAGATGCTATTGAAGAAGAAGTTAATACAGTAATAAGTTATGATCCTAGGTTTGAAGTAAACAATTCAGATATAAGAGTTGAACACGATACACATTCGGTAACAGTTAATGTAAAACTAACTTACTTACCAGAAAAAACTGCAACAGAGTTGCAGATTAAATTCGACAGAGAATTTACAGAAAACGCAGAGTTTTAATTATGGCACAGAAATCAAGACAAAATAAACTATTTGCGGCAGAGGACTTTACAGTTGTATACGAATCATATATCAATGCAAACTTTCAAGCATTTGACTTTGATACTATTAGAACTGCAATGGTCGACTATGTACGCAACAATTATCCAGAAAACTACAATGACTGGGTAGAATCATCCGAATTTGTTTCACTACTAGATGTAGTTGCACAATTTGGTCACAACTTAGCATATCGAGTAGATATGAATGCGAGGAACAATTTTTTAAGTACCGCAGAAAGACAAGAGAGTGTTTACAAGTTAGCAGAATTTTTAGGCTACCAGCCAAGACGTAATGTGCCAGCGTACGGTGAAATGAAAGTAACAAGTGTAACAACAAACGAACCAGTTATTGGTAGTGCAGGAGTTAGTTTAGGTGGAAATGAAATTAAATACGAAATATCAAATAATGTAAACAACTTAGATGATTTTATTACCATTGTAAATTCAGTATTACAAAATAGTAATCAATACGGTAGTCCAAAAAAAGCAGTAGTAGTTAACAATATAAAAACAGAATTTTATGATCTAAACAATGAACCAAATCAAATCAAATTTGATATTAACGGTTCTGTCAATGGAGCATCAAAATCATTTAATGTTATAAGCAGTGACTACGACACTCAGAATGGAACATTTATGGAAAAGGCTCCTGACCCAGTAGGAAGTTTTGGAATATACTTCAAACAAGATGGCAAAGGCATTAATAGTGTTAATACAGGATTCTTCTTTGGAGTTAAACAAGGAACACTTGCATATCAAGACTTTCCTATTAGTACACCAATTAACAGTACTTCATTAGACGTTGATGTAGATAATATTAATACAACAGATGTGTGGGTGCAAAACATTAACGATACAGGAAATGTTGTAAAGCATTGGACTAAAGTAACAGATGTAAACAGTAATGTAATTTACAATAACCTTTCAACTGGTGAAAGAAATATATTCAGTGTAAAGACGAGAAAAGATAATCAAATATCAATTTTATTTCCTGATGATACATTTGGTAATATTCCAAAAGATGTTGTTAGAGTTTGGTACAGACCAAGTGTCAACAGTACATATGTTTTAAGACCAGACGACATTCCAAGTAAAAAAGTACAAGTAAATTATACAGGATATGATGGCAATACATACACAGCCATATTTAAATTACAACTTAAACAATCAGTATCAACTGCAAGTTCAAATGAGAGTATAGACGAAATAAAAGAAAATGCTCCAAGAAATTATGCTAGTCAAGACAGAATGATTACTGCCCAAGACTACAATACTATGCTAGGTACTACCAACGGTGGTATCATTAAAATAAAAAGTATTAATAGAACATTTAGTGGACACAGCAGGTACTCAAAGTTTTATGATCCTACAGGAACATATAGTAACTTATATATGGCAAGCAATGATGCAACACTACTTGCAAAAGATAATCTAGTACAGATATCAACTGCATCAACAGATACAGCAGAAATAACTTACGAAAAATATGTTAAAGAATTATTACACAATGATGAGTTTGTAAATTTATATTATAAAAACTTTGCTGATTCATTTTATGCATTAGCAGATGCAGAAGGTCACATGGACAGTAATGCAAACGTGCTTTCTAACTCAACATATACTTGGCAAAGTCCTAGTACAACTGCAAGTGGTATTAAAACTGGATACTTGTTGTCTGGAACACCAAGTGCAGTTACTAGAGTAGGTAGCACGGCATCTGGATATATGAAATATTTTACACCAGGAGCATTAATTAAATTTAGAAAAGAAGACAATACATTTATATGGGCAAAAGTTATTGATACTTTCTCTCATGGACTAGGAATTGAAGGTACAGGAACAAACGCAGGTGAACCTACAGGAAAACGTGCAGATGGTACGGGTTCTATTGTGTTAGACGCAACTGTTCCAGATCAAAGTACTATAGAAATTATATACCCTGCGTTGTCGAGAAATTTCTCAAACGATGAAAGAGCATTACTTATTTCATACATAAAATCAAAAAGAACATTTTCTTTAAAATATGATTTTAAAAACAGAGCATGGTTAATTGATAGCTCTCCAAGTAGTCCTTTTGATCCGAGTGCTAGGTTTGACGATTTAGCTTTTTCTGATAACGATTTAAGTTGGATAGCACATTTTAATTTTACTGGGTCAACATACGACATTTATTTGAGAACAATAAGATTTAACTTTACAAGCAGTTCAGTTAAATTAGGAAATATTCAAAACGAAGTTGAAATAGGAACTTATACTAAAAAAGCAAAACGAGATATAATTAGTTTAGTAGGAGCCGATGGTGATTTTTTAACATCATTAGGTAAATTTTATGTATATGGATTTGAGAATTCAGATTCAACTAATTATAGATTAACACTAATAGATGGGAATGCTGACAGCAGACCAGATGACCCAGAAGTATTTAAAAACGTAATTGGTTCTTCAACAGTAGATGGATACAATGGAGTAGACAATTTAAAATTTGAATGGGAACATATAGCAGCTGATAATCAAGTAGTTGATCCTAGTTTTACAAATATTATTGATGTGTTTGCTTTATCAAAAACATACGACACACAATATAAAAATTATCTTAAGGGTACAGTAGCAGAAGAACCATTGCCACCAACAAGTTATCAATTAGGCACACAATTTAGTGGTGTAATAGATAAAAAAGCAATCAGTGATACTATTGTATATAAACCAGTAAAATATAAACCTCTATTTGGTAGTTTAGCTGAACCACATCTTAGAGCAAGATTTAGAATAATTAAATTATTTGGTGCAACTATTACTGATAGTGATTTAAAATCAAAAGTAGTTACTGCAATAGATGATTTCTTTGATTCTAGTAATTGGGACTTTGGTGAAACTTTTTACTTCACAGAGTTAGCAGCTTACGTACATAAACAACTTCCAGGACTGTTAAGTAGTTTTGTTATTGTACCTCAAAGTTCGGGCAGTGTATTTGGAGATATGTTTGAATACAAACCTAATACAGACGAACTTATTATACCAGATATAAATGTTAATGATATAGATATTATTACAAATATAACAGACGAAAATATTAAAGCAGGAACATACTAATGGCTAAAAAGAAATCAGGACAAAATCCAGTTAACAATATAAAAACTAGTAAATTCTTACCAAGTGTATTTCAAACCGAACTAAACAAAAGTTGGTTAGACAGTACAATGGATCAAATGGTTTCAAAAGGACCGTTAGAAGATATTAATGGATTTGTTGGAAGCAGAGATGGATTAGTTGCAAAAGCAACCGACACATATATAGAACCTAAATTTCGTAAAAATATTAGAACTGAAAATGAATTAACACCTGCTATTGTTTCTTATAATAAAAATAAAGACATAACTAAAATGCTGGCATTTGATGATATTGCACATGCTATTGATAATAATTTTAGTACATATAATTATAATTCAGCATATTCGTCTAGTAGATATAGTTATAGTCCGCCAATTGATTTTGATAAGTTTGTAAATTATATAAACTATCATTGGGTAGAGGAATTACCTATATACGAAAGTATATGGACAGGAGCAATTAAGAATCCAATAACAGATATAGAAATTAATGGATGGCCAACTATACTTGATGATAACAATGAATTCACAGTTGAAAACCAGATGCTTATTAAGTTTAAAGGAGCAGGTTGGCATACAGATGTATTAAATAAAACATTTATTATAGCAGGCACAATAAACAATTTTAAGTTATATGAATACCTAGATGCAAGTGGAAATAGAGTATACAACAATACAGTCAAGCATTCCGAGAACACAGATGGTACATATGTAAACAATACAGTATTACGTGTTGAACCAAATACAAACAGTGCTTATTGGGTAGCGGGCAGAACACCAGCAGAAGTTGTACAAGCATATAATCAAAATGTTGACAGACTGCCTGTGTTTGATGGTTTTAAATTTACTGATAAAGATACACATTCTGAGTCACTTACTGGATATACTTTAATAAAATTTACAACAGGATGGGGAACAGGAACAGACCTTGTAGAGCCATACTCTGTTCAGTACACAATAGCATCAAATCCAGAAGTAGTATTAACCGAAGGCACTGATGATGAAAAAGCAAAAGTAACTGGGTCTTATATTACACCTAATAACAATTTAATGTATGATAGTGGACATCCAGTGATGCCATTAAAAGATTATATTACTATTGCTAAAAATGATCCACCGCAAACAGCTTGGAGCAGAAGTAACCATTG